AGATGCGTCTATTAGCGATGGCTTGAAACGACGATTTTAATACAAATTAGCCACTCCGAATTTTATTAGCCACTCGCATTTTTATTAGCCACCCACAAATTATGTAGATTTTATCGATGTTTTTATATTTTTACTGTGTTTTCGATACCGGAGTAGTAAACGAACTTGATGGTGTCATCTCGGCCCACGATTGCCTTTTCTAACAGCAGGTTCCATAACCGCGGAGAGAACTCAGCGATTATCGGCTCAAGGTTTTTAAGGTTCGCAGCGAACACCTCAACCCGCTTAATTGCAGCACACTTGCTTTCTAGGCGATGCTCTTCGGCATTTAGCTTTTTGACTAGGTCTTCGTATTTAGTGACATAGGCATCGATTTCAACTTGCTCCATGTTTGGATTCTTTTTGACCAGTTCAACCACTACTTCAATTTCTGCATTTACCCTTCTTACTCTTACCTCTGATGTATCATCATTTCTTAATGTTTCAATCGCTAGGTTGCAGTCTTCTAAAACTTGTGCTCTATCTAGTTGGCTCAAGGAGTCAATAAACGCTTGCTTAATTCTCTCTTCGCTTAAATTGGGCGTAGAACATTTTTCTGTGCGTTTGAACTTGTGATTGCATTGATAAATGGTTTTTCTATATTTATCGGTTGAGTGCCAAACTTTCAGACCATAATAAGCACCGCAATCACCGCATACCACTTTGCTCGAAAAGACCGTTGCACCAGAATGCTTATAGGAAGGTTTGTTTCTTCTTGCGGTTTCAACCTGAACCATTTCCCATTCTTCCGGAGGAATGATTGCTTCATGTGAATCCTTAATGTAATACTGGCTTAATTCGCCGTTATTCTTTTTGGCTTTATGCGATAAGAAATCGGTGACATATGTTTTTTGGAGTAAGGCATCACCCTTATATTTTTCATTTGCTAAAATGCTAATGATTGTTGAGGGGCGCCAGTTACACATTAAATTCCCATCTTTATCCACCTTTTTGGCTGGGGTAGGTATCTTATCTGCTTCTAATTCACTAACGATTTGATGAGTCGATTTACCTTCTAAATACTCACGATAAATTCTTTTTACTATCTCGGCCTCTTCTTTATTAATTATGGGTTTTCCGTCTTTCCCTTTTTCAAATCCTAAAAAGCGGCTATATCCAAGTGAGTATTTTCCATCGCTCATTCGCTTTCTGATGCCCCAAGTTACGTTCTCAGAAATCGACCTCGATTCTTCCTGAGCTAAGCTCGACATTATTGTTAACAATAATTCACCAGTAGAATCGAGCGTATTGATGTTTTCTTTTTCAAAGATTACCCCAACACCGATTTCCTTTAATTTTCGAATCGTTGTGATTGAGTCAACTGTGTTCCGAGCAAACCTTGATACCGATTTGGTGATGATCATGTTTATCTTGCCGTTTTTGGCATCGGTGATCATGTCTTGGAAGGCTTCTCGATTCTTTGTTGAGGTTCCGGAAATGCCTTCATCCGCATAAACCTTAACAAGTTCCCATCGAGGATTTTCTTGAATTTTCTTCGTGTAATAACTGACTTGAGCTTCAAAGGATGTGTATTGTTCATCACTATCAGTTGAAACACGCGCATATGCTGCTACCTGTACTTTTTTAGCAGCTGCTAGCGATAGTTTTGTGTCCTTGTGGATTTTTTGTGGGATAACTTCTATGTTCATGTTTTTCTCCTTTCATAGCTTTGGCCCCATTGATTCTTGCTTTTTCTTTCATTTCCTCTGTCCAGGATTCGGACCTCGATTTGAAGTTCCATTCCTTTACAACCGTTCTTCCGTCTTTAAAATGGAATTCCACCTTTTGATTAAAAAGTGCCACCAGAAAGTCGATTTTTTCTTTGAATTTGCCTTCGTTAAACTCTTTGAGCTCCAGCGCTTCAGTGGCCATTCGATATAGCTCGCTTTCCGGAATTTGCTGATTGTGGCATTGAATACCAACCGCATTTATCTTGTTACCGCATTGGTAGTAAACCTTGCCATTGGATTTTCTTCTTCGATAAGAGCCGTTGCAATCTACGCACTTGATCATGTGGCTAAAGGGGTAGGTGTCTTTTTTTGTCGAAATCTTAAAGCGCACGCAATTCTTTGAAAGTCTCTTTTGCACTTCATCAAAATCCTCTCTTGAAACGATGGCAGGATGGTTACCATGAACTAAATATTGTGTCAATTCGCCTTTATTTTTCATCTTCTTTTTTGTCATGTGGTTTTGGCGGTATGTTTTTTGCAGAAGAAGGTCGCCGGTGTAATTTGAGTTTGTAAGAATCTGGCTTACGCTATTCACTCGATAAGAGCTACCATTAATCGTTTTATATCCATGTTTATTTAAATATCTCGCAAGCAAAAGTTCACCGTTCCCCTTTAAGTACAAAGCGAAGATGAGTTTTACCACCGCTGCTTCCGCGGGGATGATTCTCACTTTCCGATTCTTTATTTCATAGCCAAGTGCGCGGCTATAGGGAGGTTTGCCCTCCTGCATATCTTTTCGTATTTTCCACTTGATGTTTTCGCTCATTGATCTTGATTCTTCTTGAGCAAAACTAGCGTAGAGCGATAGCATCAACTCTCCCTCATAGGAAAGGGTGTGAATGTTCTGCTCTTCAAAGAACACATCGATGCCAAGCTCCTTAAAAAGGCGGCAGGTTGTCAGGAGGTCAATCGTGTTCCGAGCAAATCTTGAAACCGACTTAACGAGTACCAAATCAAACTTGTGAACTTTGGCATCTTCCACCATCTTTTGAAACCCTGGCCGATTGGCTTTTGTCCCGGTGATTCCTTCGTCAGAATACACGCCAGCATATTCCCATTTAGAATTGCTTTTAATAACCTTAGTGTAGTGAGAGATTTGAAAAACTAGAGAGTGCATCATCGCCTCTTTATCAAGAGAAACACGAGCGTACGCACACACCCTTTTTCTTCGTTTTATTTTCTCAAGTGGTTCTATCTTTCGAATGTTCATTATTAATACAATCCTCCAACGACATATTCACTCTTAAGAGTGAAACTATCAAGTTATTGATCGAAAAATTGACCTCTTATTAAGGCCATATTTTTCTAATAGTTTTTGTTCTATTTTTATAAAGGATTCCTGATCGAGTTCTCCTTTTTTTAGCAACTCTTCAAAGATAGAAATTGAAACTAAATAAAGGTCAACGTTCTTCTTATATTCAGCGATGTTCATGTTGCGATTTATTCGCACAATCGCGACTGCAAAACTTGTTTTTCCTATATGAAACTACCGTGAATTCTTTCCCACAAAATTCGCAAATGCGTTTCACCGTTTTCATAGCTGTATATTTCTTGTGCCAATCAAAGCGGCATTGATCCGAGCAAAATCTTGGAGTGATTCCACCGCGCTTTTTAATTGGAATCTCAATCTCTAGGCCGCAGGTTTGGCAATGTCCGAAGGTTTCAATCTTTTTATTGTTTTCCAAAAAGTTCGAAATAGTTGAGTGATGTATGTTGAGTGCAGTAGAGATTTGGCGGCACGTCATTCCGCTTCGGTTTAGGTTTAATATTTGGTTTTTTTCTTCAGTCGTCATCTTGTGCATCTCCTTTCACTACTACACACATTTGATGGCGATTTTTGGGGGTATTTCTGCATAAAAAAAGCCTCCGACGGATTATTTCATCCAGGGAGGCCGCCATCTTATAGTAGTGGCAACTGTACGCTTCCTATTTATGTGCCCAAGGTACCCAACACACCACGCCCTTTACAGGCAAATGGATCGGCCATAGGTCGAGAGCATTCATGACTGCTCACTATATATATAGGGAAGAATTTCTGAAAATGTGCTAAAAAATAAAAAAATCCCACTACTCAGCATTTGGCTTTTCATGGGATTAAATTAGTTTTTAAGTAAATTTATAGATGATTCAATCTGGTTTGTTATCCAATCTGACAGGTCGCCATAATTGTCTTTTACGTAGTTTTTAACATCTTCATTCAGCTGTTTTAAGACTATGTCTTTAGCCAAGTTTAGAGCGGTCACCTGTGCTTCTTTATCAAAAGTTCCGCTTTTCTTTAGCGACTCTACATAGGTTTGAAATACCGACCTAACTGCATTTAAAACAACATCTGTCGCTTGTTTGATGAGCGCCTGGCCTTTTTCATCTTTAATCTTGTTATTAAGCCATTGAGTCAATCGAATGCCTAAATAACTGATGAGTGGCAGAACGATGCAGGTCACTACCGTAGCTAAAATGTTGATTAATATTTGGTTCATAATTTGCTCCTCCTATCTATGAGCTTGTTTATTGAGATATGTCTGAATTTCATCAATGGCAAAAGTTACAGGTCCATCGCAGCCTTGTTCTTTAAGGCCTTTAAGACATGCAAGAACACCTTTAGTCAGGATCGACTGTTCTTCTTTGATATCTCTTATGTCTTTATCGTTTTTTTTCCTATTTAGTATCCATTTATTTACTGTAAAAATGACACCAAGGATCACCCCTAAAGAAGTGATGATTGATGCCGATGTCAATATAATTTCGACAATTTGATTCATTCCTTTTTTTCCTCCAGGATTTGTTTTAAGTAAGAAAAAGCCTCTTTAACCGAGGGAATGGCGCTCTGAGGGTTTTTCCTATATGCTCTAGCGAGTTCAAAATCATCCTCGCTAACGTTGTATTTCAGTTCGTTTGTTTCAAGAAAGTTTTGAACTTCTCTCTTAATTCGAATTAGGTGGTATAGAGACTTATCGGGATATTCAATCCGAATTTCAAAATAATTCACTACTGCCTCGAGCCACTTATAAAAATAGGCGTCCCAGTCGACTTGAATTAAAGAATCAAATTGTTCTTTGAAGGAATCATCAATATAGACCAGATTTGCTTTTGCGAGGACCGTGTTATCAATCCAAACTTTAAAACATGTTAGTTTGGTTTCAAATCGTTTGAGTTTTTCAAAATAAGATACTCCGAAGACGAAATAATCGGCACCATCATCTTTGATGATATCTGCGCCACAGTAGTTATCCACAATAACCGTGTAATCTTCATCGCTGGTTTCATTATTCAGGCCGTAGGCTGTCGATCCGCATTGATAGACAGCTAGGATTTTGTAAGGTATTAAATTATCTAGTGACCGTAACATATTTAGGTATACTCCCTCGACTGTCTTCTACGAAAAGCCCATTTGTCGATAGCGTCCCGTTAATTTGATAGTCGTTTCCTAAGTAGCGATAATTAATGACTCCGCCAGAGCCACCTATAGCTTTTGCTGCGAAAGTGACATAGCAACCCGTGAAGTAGATACCAATGATGCCATTGCCAGCATTGGTTGAAGTGATACTTTCAAAAACATATATGCTGCCAATTTTTCGAGTGTAATACATTTGCCAAACAGGACTAAATTTTGCATCCGCGTCGTTAATCGCTAATTGCGCTTGTTCGAGAGCATAGGTGTTGGCGGTTTTGATTGAAGGCGGAACGTAGTTTGCATCGAGAGTTACCGATGATGCGGTTTTCGTATAACGAGTAAGCGGGAATTCATAAATGAGTCCACCATTCATCAAATCCTCTTGAGTTAAGACTGGGTATGCGCTAAGAGCCTCTTTTAGTTCAAGAGACAACTCGTTATTTCCCAGATCAATTTTGACGATAACATAGCCATAAGCGCTTCCGTCCAATGAGAGAGCAATTCTTGTTCCGCTCTCGACAAAAATTCTTCTTCCATAAACTTGGATGTATCCGCTTTGAAACGAGATATAGCTGTTGCTTACGGAAGCCTGGCATCTACCGAGAACATCAGTAAAAATGCCATTCTGCTTATTAGCCAAAAAGTGGTTAATGTCGGCATCCATTTTGCTCGATACTGAAGATGCATCAAAGGTGATTTTGATCAGTGACATGGTTATTTCCTCCTATCAAATAGTTTGAGTTTATCTGTCAAAGACAGACGGTATTCGCCAAGCGTTACCTTAGCAATATTAAAAGAGCCCTTAAACTCCATCTTTGTGACAATAGTTTCATAGGTTTTCTTTTCAGTAACGAATCTCACTATTGCACCACACTTAAGGTTCTCAATCGACGCTATTTTATTAGCCACAAATGAGAAGTTAAAAGTTATTGAGTGTTCTAGAGAAGAATCGATTAGTTCTTTCTTGGCTTTTTCTAGGAGCGAAGAGTATTCATTATCATCAAAAAACGCGTATTTTACTTTGACTTTTGTGAACCTTTTATCCTGCGATGGGCTGGTAAGAACGTCTCCATCAGTTGTTAAAAAATAGGTTGCTCGACTTCGGTGAGCGGAGTTTTCCGCTTTCGGTACGAAGACAATCTTGTTTAAGGATATTTCGTTTGTATCATTGATGACTAAATCAGAGATAGTTCCTAGATCGCTTTTAATCGTTAAACCAACATTAGCTTCCACTATTCTAATTTTGACTTTGTGAAACTTGCCGTTTTTAATAACGACTTCATATGCTAGTCCGATTCCGTATTCCTTTGAAAACTCCTCAACCAAATCTAGAATGTTGGCCATCTTATCGGTCTCATATACAAGACTTGTGGTTTTAACAGTTTCGACAGCAACTTCTAGATACGATACATTTTGAAATGTGTCGCCAGAACTAATGAAGTTCTCTCGAATGAGATTTGCTACAAAATTAGCGACATTTCCAGAATAACTAGTTGGAATGGGAACTTCGACATCGAGTAAGGACAAGTAGTCGTTGGTTTTGACTTTGACTCTTTTTTTTGAATCAAGTTCAATCGAGATGATGAATCCAAGATAAAAATAATGATTGTCTTTCACCAAGAGCAAGTCTCCAATTTCAGCTTTTAAACTTTGTTTATTAATCGTGAAAGACGACTTTTGCGGTAGCAGAGAATCGACGATAATTTCGTAGTCATCGGTAGCGTATGCATGGTCAATAACTTTGAGAGTTTGTTCATCTAAAAATATCAATTCCATACTTGCTCCTAATGGGTGACATATTCTTCTTTGAATTCGATTTGACAAAGAGCCGGTTCTCGAACTCCTGGATCAAAAAAGATCTCACTTTCCCCGGGTGGGAGAAATAAGAAGTTCTTCTCAGCGAAATCTTGTTTATCGTAATAATCAAATGTATCTGTTGGAGTTATTTTGATAATTGATTGCTCGGTGCGACTGGCATTTACTTCAATGATCGGTTCGTCCCTTTCATCGGTGAGCAACCGTAGCTTTTGGATGTCTTTTCCGCCTTGCCGAATTATCACCCGCGGGTTTAAGCAGTTTCCGATCATTCGAATTAGCAAAGGAACATCTCTTGCTGAGTTATTCGTTACCGTGGTTTTGCCGTTAAAAGAAACAGCATATGAGTAAGGATAATCATAGGTATAAATCTTGCCACCACCAATGTTTCTCACTTGGATTTCGACGGACCTATTAACTAGCCATAAAGACAAACAGTCAATTTTCACTTTGGTTCTTAAAGCATTGCTTTTAAGTTCAGTTTTGTCCGATGATCTGATATTGACATAGCAGAATTTCTTTCCATCCGCTTCGTAGAAGAGCCTTAGTTGTTGACTCTTTGCTAGGTATTTAATCCAGCGTGTAAAACCTTTATATCCATCGAAGAAAATAAGTGAAAAGGTGATTGCCCTCTGAGGGATAGTTCTATTGGTTTCAACAAAGTTTGATTCAAAGTCCTCATAGGTAATATCAAATTCGAATCCTAAACCATCGATCTCTTCGATAGCACATTGGCTTTGGAAATCGAAATAGAAGGTGCTACCGGATTCATTGACTAAATATAATTTCCGTCTCATCAGTAAGCACCTCCTAAAGCTGCATTGATTGAGTCGACATCAACATCGCCACTCGTGTTTATAGTGACGCTGTTATTAGTGACTCGATTATCGTTTGAAGTATTGTTTGTTTTATTTGAAGTAACGCTATTTTCTTTAGAGAAAAGTCGACCAGAAAATAAGTCGCCGATCCAGCCGAACACTTTCCCTATTGTGTTTTCAAGAAGCCATCTTACAGCTTCAATAATCGCATTAAGAATATCTAAGATGGGCTTGAGAATTGTAAACAATAATTGAAGCACTGGAGCAATGACTGTTTTAATGACATTACCCACAACGACAAGAATTGGTGACAAAGCCTCAATAATAGTAAAGAGTATGCTTAGGATATCTAAAATTGGCTGCAAAGCAATCTCAATTAAAGGCATCAAAATTTGTAGTAAAGATGCAATTATTCCAATAACATTGGCGATCAGAGTAATAATCGGCTCTAGAATTGCCATGATAATCTCGAGAATTGGCTCAAGTATATCGACAATAATATCTAATAGCTGAACGATTACTTGGATTACCGCCCCTAAAATCTTCACGACTAAATCAATAATCTTTAAAACAATAGGAAGAATCTCTTCTACAAGTTCAATAATTACCTCAATAATTTTGACAACCAATCCAATAATGGCTTGGATGATTTTAGCGACAACTTGCAGTATCTTTCCAATAAGCACTGTAATTGGCACTAGAATTGCTGTGAGCATTTCTGTAATCGCAGTTATGGGCTCGATTAGTGATTCTAGTAGTTTTACCACTTCATCAAGAACCATCATGACCACATCGAGTACTTCATCGATAATTTCGACAAGGACGTCAATAATCTGATTAATAACGCCCATAAGGATGTCTAATATTGGCTTAAGTTTCTCGAAAATCTTGCCGACAAGTTCTACTATTTTGTCAATAAGCTTTTGAACTATCTCTAGGATTCTACCGAGCAACTTTCTAAAGTTTTCATTTTGAAGAAGCAAAGCTGCTACTATCGCAATAATAATGGCCCACGGACCAGCTTTTGCGGCCGCTGCTGCCACTTTTGATACTCCGCCAATGGCGCCAATAGCCTCTTTAAGCTTGCTGAATAGCGTTATAGCTTTCGCAACAATCGTTAGAATCGGTCCGACGGCTACAAGAATACCGGTGATGGCTCCAATGAAAGCTTTTGCCCCACCAGACAATTCTTTCCATTTGGCAATTAATTCCTTAACCTTTGGAATAACCGTGTCTTTAAGGAAATTGACAATCTTAGTAATTATGGGAGCAAGCGCGGTAGCAAGTTCGGTTCTTAAAGATAAAAACGCTTGCTTTAGAGCATAGATTGAATTGCCTAATGAACCTGTGGCTTCTGCATCTTCTTCAGAAACAATTCCCACTTTTTCTGCTTCTTGTTGCCAGGCTTCGAGTTCTCCTTCACTTGCAGCCAAAACGGGAGCAAGAAAGGTACCGAGTTTATCCCCGAAAAATTCATTTGCTAAAGCTGTCCTAGTAGCACTATCACCAACCGAAGCGATAGCACTTCTAATTTTCCTAAACGCACCTTCGGCATCTAGTCCGGCAAGATCATCCATTGTTAGACCTATCAAGGATAGCTTGTCAGAAACATCCTCTCCACTAGCTATTTCAGCGAGGAGATTATTTGTCTTTTGGAAAGCCTTATCTAGATACTCAGTTTCACTACCGAGTTGCTTAGCTGCATACTCCCACTTTTGGAGAGCTTCTAAACCGACACCAAGTTGCTTAGCAGTGTCGCTCATATCGTTGACTGTCTCAGTGGTTTTAATTGCCAAGGTGCCGAGAGCTGTAACCGCTGCAGTGATTGGAACAGTGATGTATTTTGTTAGAGCCGAGCCAACTGAGCTTAAAGTGTTGACGTCAATTTTTCCAAGAGCTGTGAGTTTCCCGTTTGTATTTTTCAACTCATTATTCAGCTTTGAAACTTCGGCCTCAGTGTATTGAACCGAGCGAGACATCTTGTTGAATTCTTGCTGTGAAACAGTTCCGAGCTTTACTCCCTCTTTTGCAAAATCGAGTTGTCTCGTTTGTTCCTCTAACTTTTTCTTGGTTGTTTCGAGTGTCTGATTTAGTTTTTCTTGTTTTTGTTTCCAAAGCTCAAGATTAGAAGGATCGTATTGTAGATTCTTGTTAATCGCGGCTAGGTCACGTTGTTGTTCTTTAAGGTCTGAGTTAAGGGATCTGATAGATGCTTCAAGTTCAGAAGTATCAAGCCCAAGCTTAATATTTAGACCTTTTATTGCTTCTGCCATACCCCTTTCCTCCTAACCTAAAAAGGCATTAATATCCGCCTGTGAAGCTTGACGATTGGTCTCGCCAGAAAAGATTTCTTTTTGCAGTTTGACTATGTCAAGATAGGTTTGAATATCAAAAAATTCCGCATCACGGATAGGAATTCCTAATTGGGCCAAGTTAAAGATTATATTTGCCGTGACATTCTCTCTTGGCCTATCGTTGTGGGGAGCTATTTCCACTATTGTTTTGAATTGAACCGAGAAGCTCACCAATTGTGTTTGCTAAGGTAGTGAGTTCATCGACATTTGAAAGAACGTTAAAGTCAAACTGTTGCAAAAACTTATTGTATGAATCGCTTGTAAAAGGCTTATGAAGCGCATACACAATACGAAACAAGATATCAATAAATCTGCCGACATCTTTTTGATTCTTTTTGAATGCTATATCAAGTTTTTCAACATCCTCGAATAGTTCTGTTCCGAAGACGCTTCTATAAGAAATAACAGTAAAAAGGGAAGAAGCTAATCGTAGTTCCTTCCCATTGAGTTTGATTGTTTTTTCCATAGTTATACTCCTGTTGGAATTTCAGGTATCGCAGGTGCGGTCGTCAAGAAGTTAGTGTAGTTACTGTCTCCTTTAGCTGACACGCAGTTAGTGACTAAGTGATCACCGACTTCAATTGGACGAGCAGTAATTGTTAAACTCACTGAGTTAGCTTCAATACTGTCCGCCTTTGATTTGGTAGATTCCCCAATCGGCGTAACACTGCAAAGGTAGTACCACACTCTTCGTGCTTTTAAGTCACCCTGAAATTCAAAACCGAGAGCGAAAGTCACAACCGGAGCGTTGGCAATCTCAACTAAGTTTCCATTAGCGAGACGCTTATATCCGAGAATATCGACTTTGAACTCATCCGGAATTTCAGTAAATTTAAGAGTTAAAGTTCTACCCGCGTTTTGAACTAAGGAAGCATAAAGAGTATCATCTGCATAAACATTTGTTGATCCTCCCACTACTTCGCTTGAAAATTCCTGAGCGCCAGGAAGAGAGACCGGAGTATCAAAGCTCCAGCTGCCATTGTTTTCTTGACTACCAATGGCATAGTGAACATTTCTTAAACCGAATGTAATTTTGTTATTTGGCATATTTATAATCCTCCAGCCTAATTTCATAAACTCTATTAATAGAGTGATCAGAGTTTTCAAACTCCGAAGTTAAAGAAAAGATGTAGTCATTATCTAGAAGTGCTTTTTCAAGTTTTTCTTCCAGGACTTCATCTTTGTTTTTAGTGATTAAAGTAATTTGAATAGTTCGCAAATAGTATCGCGGTCTATCATCACCATAAATAGGTGCCCGCTTAGAGATTTCCTGATAAACAATAAAAGGTGGCTTGGCATTTTGCTCATTATCATAATCGAGCCTCGCATACATCACTGTCGGAAGCACCGTGAGCAAGACGTTTCTTAATTTCTTAAGCATTACAAACCTCCTTTTTTGATGATTTCTCTTAAATCTTCGAGCATCTTTGGTGTTAATTCGTCATAAGCAGATCTTAGAAAGGGACGAGCTGGGACATATTTACCACTTCGATGTCTGAAGCCAAGTTCTATTAGATGAACGATCGAACCCTTTGTTTTGGAATAAATAATAATTGTTTTATTACTTCCTTCATCGTAGGATTCTTTGAAAAAAGAGTCGCCTAAATGATCCTTAGAAAAAGAAGTTCTTGGCGCTTTTTGTTTGATGTAAGTAATGATTTCATCAGCTGTTAACTCAAGTCTTCTATCGATTGAAAGCTCCACATCTTTGGCATAAGACTGAACAGCCTTTTCGATTGCTTTTGGGAGTTCTTCGATTTTTATAGATTCCATCCTTCAATATTCTCCTTTTTTAAGTCAGACTCACTAAGAGAAAGTTCCATCCACATCCCTTTTTGAAAGGCTCGTTCTACTCTGTAGAATTTGTCCTCGTAAGGAACATAAACGAACTTACTTTGATCGTATAAAGGAGCATTGATGGCAACTTTACAGTCAACAGCAACATGAGATTCTTTTGAAGCATAAAATTCCTTAAAGGTGATGGAGCTCATCATCCCCACCACCATCTTGGAACCGACCAACCGCATACTTTGGTTCCCGAGGGCATCTGCAGCTGTTTTAACACGTAATAGGAATAAGGAAATGTTGCCGGAATTAGGATACACAATCATATTTCTATGACGAGCCTCCACTAACCTCAGGAGATGACAAGCAGAGCTGCCTGAGTAAGACGTCAAAGCTCTTGGGAAGTTCTTTCACTGCACCGTCGCTGTTAAATCCGAAATTGGTCTTCACAAATATAGTAATAAGAGCTTGCACTAATGGAACGTCATCTGATTCAGCGATTTCACGAGGAACTCCAGTTGTGATGAGTAACTGGCGGCACGAGGCGATATGAATATTGATTTCGTCATCAGCGTAGTTTTCGGTTATAGGGATAAGCAAAGCCTTTTTCATCATGTTAAGCATGTTTTCGCGCAGCATTTTCGACACCTCCTCTTCAAATATTTAATATTGAATTCTTCCTATTACTCTTAAACGGAAGGCTGGCCCTACTAACTTCAGGCCAGGACTCTCCGTGTTTCGGCTAGTTATTCGCCACCAACAGGTGAAGCAGAAGCTTTTTTGACTCTCAAGAAACCGTTGTAACCGATAACGTTACCACCAGTGAAAACACTGGCTTTGTAGCAAATGATTCCATCTTTAAACTTGTAGTCAGTTGATTTTGAGACTTCAACCCCACTGAAGATTGGGACTTCATAGTTGGCTAAGGGGCCATAAGCAAGGCAGTATTGGCCAGCGGTAGTTGCTGCCGCACTGATCGCATTGCAGTGGCTTGAAATGATGAACGGAATGCCATCAATAGTGTGTGCCTTATAGTCAACAGTGTGAACTTTGCGGCCTTCAGCAGTTCTTAAACCTGCGAATGCACGTAAGTCGTTTTTATTAAGGATAAGGACGCATCCGCCTTCGACTTCTTCATCTCCGCCATAGGCATAGACGATTTCATCAAGCGTGTTTTCATCGATAGCGTCGAGTTCTAAGTCTTCCGCGTCTACTAAAGCTTCACATTCACTGGAGAAAATACCCTTAAATGTATTGGTAGTTCCAGCACCCTTTAAGATTTGTTCTGAGATTTTTTTCTTTAAAGCAACGTTAATGCCCTTAAGAACTTCATTCGAATAATCGGCTGCAGGGAGCTTTTCCAACTCTTCGGTGATTTCAGCGTATGCGGTAACTTTGACTTTTGAGATTGTGAGGTAACCAAAGGTTGGTTCTGCAGTAGCATAGGCATTGCCTTCAGCTGTTAAACCGCCTGTCCCATTAGAAATAACGAATGATTTCTTATAGGTTTCGCCACCTTTTAGGTTAACTGTATGAACTTGCTCCACTAGTGAAGATAATTCACGGAATGGATAAGGCGAGATTGTGCTATCGACATGCTCAGGGAGTAAGACTCCATCAGCAGTCACGACAACAGTTCTTCCCTCTTTTAAGGCTTTTCCACGTGTTTCTAAGTCAACATGGTCGTCACTCTTTGTTTCGATAATTTCGTTAACATCGAGCTTACCACGCATGTTGATTTTCTTTTCGATTGCCTTGCGTTCGTTTGTGAGCTCATCAACTTCTTTGTCATAGCTTTCGAGCTTTGAAATTTCAGTTTCAGAATCGCTCATGCCTCTAATTTCATCGAGGCGGGTTTTAATTTCTTTTAGACGTAATTCTAAATTCATAAAATGAATTCCTCCTAAATTTTTGTTTTGATTTTCAGTCGTTTTGCTAAAACGGTCATCTTTTTTAATTGCTCAGCATTCTCCAATGCCTTCAGGTCAGCATCCGCCAACTCTAAAGAACGAGCACTTGCTTGGATGGAGGTTTGATCATAGGCCGGCAAGTCTACGACGCTAACATCAAAGAGCCTATCAATTGCCGTGATAGTCCTCTTTGGCATTTCTCCACTTTTATCCCAGCTTTGACCTTTGACAGTAAAAGCAAATGACATCTTGTCTAGTAATCCAGCTTCGACGCACTTATATATGTCTCGATTGCTGGTTGTATCAATGAGTTCAGCCCTAACTTTTAAGCCTTTCTCATCGATGGATAAAGAAAGAGAACCATTTCTGGTCCTCGCTAGTATTAGTGTTGAGTCATCATGGTTGTACTTTAAGGGCACATCTTTCATGTTCGTATTTGCTAGAGCCTTTTTATCGATAATTTCTCTAAAGCCATGAGAGTCATCACCAATTAAAGTCTCCTCATCAAAAACAATTGCGTACCCTTCGACAATCATCTTTTGAGCTTCTTCATCTTTTCTTGATTCGATAGATGAGAATCGTGTTTCTTTATTGTTCATCTTCGCTATCCTCCTTAGGTTTCTTGAAGATATCATTTTTCAGTTGATAGTCTGCTGCTTTGTCAGCATCAACGTAGTTGAGGGATTGAAGTCTCTTACTTCCGCCCTCTACCGGTTCAAATCCTAGCAAGGCTCTAGATTCGTTGAGGGATAGGATTCCTAGCCCCATCAGCTTTTCAATTGCTTGAACCTTTGTATTCCAGGATGCATATTGAAGCCTTTCCGAATAAAAGATGATTTGTTCGCCTTTCTCGAGTTGGCTTCTAGTAAGCAGCGCCTTTGAAAATGCCTCGCTTAGCGCAATAGCTACTCCCTCAATAACCGACTCATAAAATGCATTGTATTGATTTTCATCATACTTGTTATCAAATATGGGTTCGCTCACGCCAAAGTAAGAAATGATCTTCTTTTGAAGGAACGAGAGGGTCTCTGAATCGATTAATTTGGGATCAACGTTAAGCGGAACATATTCGCTTTTTAGATCCACAGGAACGATGGAACTTCCGCCTTCTTTGGTTGCTTCCTTTAAGGCTTCGTCAAATTCTCTTTTTTGAGCACTTTTGTCTTTTTCCGAGAGAATGCCATTGATTTTCAATAAACCTTTGACCTGAAAGCTTGTCTTGATGGCGTTATCAAGTCCCTGAAGAACCGAGTCATTAATCTTGATGGTTTTCAGGAGTGCACTATGATCAGAGATTGCCCCACTGCCACCGAAGATATCATTGACTCCATAAAATCTTTTTAAATGGATAATCGACTCGTACGGGAGCGTGAAACTTTTCTTGTCAGTAAAATAAAAGCGGAGGTATAGGGCTCCACTATCATCTTTTAGTGCTTCAACTGAATTGGGCTTGATTGGCCACAGTTCCTTCAACTCATAGGTTTCATCATCATAAACTGGATAAACGAACGCATTATTGTTGAGATAAAGAAGAGTGACTATCTTGTAAATAAAATCAAACGGAATCATCAAGGGATTAGGTTGATGCTTGAGTAGATATGCTAGATTTCCATTTTTTTCTTGAATCGTTTCTTTGTTTTCGGATTTCACATATCTCGGTTTCAGCTTTGCTGAGTGAGTCGCAATTCGATCGATGCAAATTTTTACCACATCGCTCAAATTAATGTTGTCACCAAAGTCAGTGAAAAGATTCAATGTCGATTTGAAAAGTTGAGCATCATCAGGACTAGGTGCCACTACTTTTTTCTTTCGCTTAAATACATCAAATATGCTCATAGGGCCTCCTAACTTATCATGTTTTCATAATCAGTTTTATATCGAGTGAGGACAGCATAGGCAATAATAAGAGCCACGCATCCATCAATTCTTTTTAATTTGCTATTTAATTTGCTCGGTTGAATATTCCCATTGAGATCGATCTTTGCTTGGGTGTTAGCCAGGCACCACTTTAAGATTGGGTTATCGTTATAAATAACATTTTTGTTTTTGAGATCTCCCTCGAGCTGTTTCATCGGTTCAGAAAGGGTGTAGATTCCCTGGCGGATTTTTTCCATCGTGAATCCTGCATCTTCCATCTCCTTAACCCAATATTGAGAATTCCAAGGATCGTATCCAATCCATAAAGGACGAATATCGTGTTCTTTGACCATCGAAATAAACCATTCTGTAACTTTCGAGAAGTCATTTTGATTTCCGGTGGTTAATGTAATGAACCCCTTTTTTATCCAAATGTCATAAGGGATTTTATCTTCCTCCACTCTTTTTGAGACGAGCTCGCTCGGCATAAAGAAGTGAGGTACGACATATTTCTTACCGTTTTTAATGATAAGTAATACTGCAGCAGTTAAATCGGTGGTACTTGATAAATCAACTCCGCCAATAGCGTATGTGTCTGAAAGGTCAGTTAACGCATATTTTGTTTCGTTATTTAAATCAGCGAATGTAAGCCATGATCCACTATCGAGTTGTTTCACATTAAAGTCCTTGCAGAGCATCGTAACGCGCGTTGAAAGATCGTTTTTTGCTTTGTTCATAATGTCTTCTAGATATGTGGGGAGCTTTATTTTTCCAAGAGAAGGATTGCTCTTCTGCCAGGAGGTCGGATCTTCAAAAACCTCTTCCATGCTATCTTGCGTATAAAGCCATGGAAGAATTCTGATATCTTTGATTTCGCCCTTAATCATCTTGCGGCAATATTCTAGTTTGCTATCGAGAAAACCTTCTACTGTTGTTCCTTCGGTTGTGATGATAAAGATGAGCGGTTCTTTTTTAGTCGATTGGCTCTGCTTAATTGCATCGTAGACTTTGGAATCAACCATTTCGTGAACTTCATCAATACATCCAACCTCAATGTTGTATCCATCTTTATTGCGCGATTGCGCCGACAGTTTCTTAATCTTGTTTTTATTCTTAGGCGAGTAGATATAGAAGATATTTTTCTTTGATCGCTTCTCGTTTCTAAGGGGACGGCTTTGCTCACGCATGTTGTTAATTTCTTCAAATAGAATCGATGCTTGGTCATTTGTATTGGAAGCACAAACGATATCCACGCCACCGGAACTTAAGAAAAATTCTGCAAGATCAATGCCCGCAATAAAAGTCGTCTTGCCGTTTTTACGCGCCACAAGAAGCAGAACTTCATTGAACCTACGCAAACCCGTCTCGGCTATTTTGAAGCCATAGGAGGCCTCTAAAAAGGCTTTTTCCCATAATTCCAGAATGAAAGGTTGACCATTGAATGGCGATTTTGTATGTCTGCAGAACTTTTCGATAAAGTTGATTCTGAGCCGCCCTGGATTTTCATCATATAGATAGATCGGGTTATCCATATCGCTTTTTAGAGCGTTAAGAACACTGGCTAATTCTTTCCCAACACGGATATTGCCGCTCTCTATTTCTTTAATGTATTCAAGTAAATAACTCATTCTTCAATAGGTGCGCTTTCTTCTTTTGGTTGAAACTTTGGAGTGTTCGCCTTTGGAAGAGCATCATCAATGGGTTCATCGATATCGTGATAATGGATTTCGCTATCATTTTTTCCGAGGATCAGCCACGGGCCAATAATCAAACCATCGGTTACGCTCTGAAGGACTTTTCCTTCTTCTGCATATAAAATGTGACGTCCGCTTTCTTCTTTAATTTCCATGTACAATACCTCCTAGGCTAGTGACCAGTTTTTATTGAGTGCAATATCAAGCTCGGCTTGTGTGCATTTTGCTAGATTGTCCACGCCTAAAGTGAGCACCTTTGCTCCAGCGCCGCTTAGATCCTTTAGCGATTGAAACATCAGGACGATCGATTCTTTCGTCAAATTAACAACATTTGAAAAGTTCGCCGATACATTGAAATTGCTTTGAAGTGTAATCTTATTTAGCAATGGGCAATCTTGTATTGCAGTTGCAGGAATCGCGGAGGTAACGGTGTTTGGAATCCAAACTTCGTTTAGCTGTGGACAGCTCTTAATAACTGCTGTTCCACCAGACAATGTTTGAAGTCGATCGGGAAGATATAATTTCGTCAGATTGGGAATGCTCCAAAAGGCATAGCTGCCTAAAGTACGCAGATTTGAAACGGCCTCGAAACGAACGATTCCGCAACCGCAGCTGCTTAGGTTATATTTGCCCCATGTGTCAATTGACTTAGGGAGAGTAATATCACCGAGATTGGCAATTCGATAGATGGCATAGTCTTCAAGAGTTTTAAGTTGTGAACCCTCCTCAAAGATTATCTTCGTGCATCCTGAGTCGTATAAAATGCGATCCTTAATCGTGATGATGCTTGAAGGGACAATCAACTTGAATGCTTGAGCATAATTTGATAGAAAATAGCTTCCAATAAAAGAAGCCGTATTAGGAATTTCAAACTCATCAAAAGTACCTTCCACCAACTCGCGCAGGAGATTTTGTTCTTCTGTAGTCGAGTTGTTTCCTAAATTGCCCCGCGCAATGTTGGCGATAATAGGCTCGCTAGCGTAGATGTAATTAGCGGTAATCACATTGCTTGAATTTGAAGGCTCGTCACAGCAGATAAAGGAGATCTCCCATCTGCCCTCCCAGGCAGTGACCGCCTTAGGTATTTCAAAAGCGTTGTCATGAACCCTGTATAAATAGTTCGTTTTTTGGTGAGTGAACTTTAAATAGTGATATTCACTGTCGATTTCAGTATCAACCGTAAAAATTAACTTCACACGTCGGCTTTCTTTGAAAACGGAGATAGTTAAAGGGAAATCGTTTGTAATAAGCGTCCCTGTTTTATCTACGTGAATGTTTATTTCGTATGACATATAGCCTCCTTACAAATTTGCGGTTCTTAGAAACTCATCAAACTCGTCGTCATCATCGATTGTATTTCTACCCATCACAACACCGAGAGTTTTGATTATGCCTTGATAAACGGTTAGCGTTTTTAGGTATGTTTTGTAGTTTGTTGATTCACGAGCATTACCTTTATTTGAAATTTGAATCGCACCATGTTTTTTGAGAACAAGCTCAAGATCGTCTAATTGAACTTTTAGAAAAGCTGCCTTCATCAGCAGCTCGTTAACCAGTTTTGTTTTGTTTTCATCAACATCTTTAAATAAATGCAAAAGTCGCTCGTATTCATTTTGTATTTTTTCTTGAATCATGTTTCCTCCAATAAAAAACCAGGCCCTTTTGGAAACCTGGGTTTTTGAAATTTTTGCCTCCCGCATTTGTGAGGTGGGGGCTGCGGTACTTGTTAGTATGCAGTAATGCTAATGACCGGGGGGTTACTTAATTTTCGATGCTGAATTGTAGAGTAAATGAATAAATACAGGTGAACTTGAAAGACTGTTATAGATAGTTTCTTCTGGTTTTTCTGGATTTATATACGGAATAAAACCAGGTTTTGTTTCGTGTCCATATCTGAAATCAACAAAATTGTTGCTAACAATATCTAGATTTTCATAAAACTTTGTATCACTCATGCCTGTTCTCACAATAATCGCATTTTGGTCATTAACTGGAAGAGCATCAAATAACTTTCTTAACTCATGACCTCTAATTGGTGCAGATCTTCTTTCTAAAATATATTTAAATGATAGTTCTGAAGCAAAACATCCCAGCATAATAAAAGCCAAGCAATGAGTATCAGTTGGCAATGGACCAAAAAAAGTTTGCTCAAGTTGGCCCCATAATAATTCAGCACTGGCAACAAGATTTTTAATATTTCCTTCTAGAACATAATTTTCTATATTATCCATATAAATACCTCTAGAAGCATTATCCTTCAAAAAGGCTTGATTTGTCCATCCACATCGAACTTTTGTTTGATTTTATTGAAGCGCTCATGCTCTTTGTTGTGGCACTCCTTACACAATAGTATTAGGTTGTCTTGATTTAAAGTTACATTCAGATCTTCAACATTGCTTGGTGTGACATGAACGATATGGTGAACTTCTTCTCCGATTCCACCACATTTTTCACACCGTCCGTTCGCACTTGTAACCTTTATCAATCGCGCTTGTTGCCATGCGGCACTACGGTAAAAACGATTGATCGCATCACATTCATTTAGCACGGACTAAACCCCATTCAGCAAAGGCTTCAAACCCGCCTAAAGAGTCAATGTAGTTTCTTGCGATTTCAACAATTTCTTTATAAGGTATCCCATCAACGAACTCGTCGCCAATGGCACAGCTAAGGCTTACAACCTTTCGTGTTTTCTGTGCCTTTAAGAAAGCATAGATATTAACGCTCACATCGGCTTTGGATAGATCCTTACCGTGTAATCCACCGCCAGTGACTGAATCGGCCATATCGCTACCGAGTTTCCTATTGGTTACTCCAGCATCAACTTCTTCGGATCCGGTCCAATCGCCTATTGGGTTTACTTCGGCGTGCTTAAAGACCTTTTTGATTTCGTTAGAATCAACATTGCTGTGGCAGATAATTAAGCGGTCTTTATCGAGAAGGTATTTGCCATCATAGGGATAAGCATCGTAGATGGCTTTAGCAATTTGTGTTAGTTGCTTTTGTTCTTTGGTAACTGGCACCCCTTTAAAGATTCCGTTATCTCCGCAACGAATTTTGCCATTTTGATTTTGGCTAAGATGCACGTCCTGAGGTACTTCCAGATAATCGACTTCCACCGCATGGCCAACTATTCGATGCACCGCTGTTTTTATTTCTTCGATATTTAACGTCACAGATGTTTCTGAGATTATGTGACATTTTCCATGTCCCAGCAAAACCTCTACTGCGATTCGTGGATTAGGATCTTTTTTATATGCCATGTCCACTAGTGCTCCGGCAATGCAATCACACATTTTATCCGGGTGTCTTGGGCTTGTTTTTTCATACGCCATTAAATAGTGTCCTCCTTAACCAAGATAAATAACTGAATCACCAAAATTGTTTTCAATAAACTCCCGGATGTTCTCTTGGGAGAGTGCTTCAATTAAAACTCCAGTTTTATCTTTATTTTCATTACCTGCTTTTACAGCAATGATGTTTGCCATTCTCTGCGCAATCTCAGAGTCTTTTTCTTCAGTAATTAAACATCGGTTAACGACTCCGGCTGATAACGCATAGTTACCATTAATAACTGCAAAGGCGCAGTCGCTTAGCATCAATGGAATATTTTGTGCTTCAACTTCAACAACATTCGCATCATCCATGCCATGTTCTTTAAGAAGGTTGATCGCTCGATCGTAGTTTGATTTATCGCTCGGAACGATGATGGTATCCAATTTTGAATAAGTGGATAAATTGTTCTTTTGGCCAGAGTAAATTCCCATCGGTTCAAAATGGACGTCCATAACAGGAACTAAGTGAGTGCCATTAGCGCTATTAAATTCTTCCAAATAAGGCTTATGCTGAAAATAGTTAGCGTCAAGCTCATCATTTTCTAAAGCAAAATTAGGAAGAACATAATCATTAAAAATTGTAATATTTAGCTTGTATCCTTTGGATAAGACATAGTCTTTCGCCTCTTGAAGGATCAATGCGTGCGGAGTCGAACTAGCGCCAACAACAATGGTCTTGCTTGAGCTATTGCATCCGACCAACGCAAGTGCAGGCAAGCAAGCGATAAGAATAAATTTTAATGTTTTATACATAGGCACCTCCACAATAAAAATCGAACTAATAAATTGTTAATAATTTGGATTAACGAAACGATCACGACAATGATCACCACCGCTTGTGCAATGATGTTCCAATCAAATCTTTGGAAGCCATAAATGATGGCATAATTACCAAGACCTCCACCGCCAACTACTCCAGCCATTGCCGAATAACCAATGATGTTAATCAATGTGATTCCCAAGGCGTTAACCAAATAAGGAATCTTACATGCCCATTTTATTTTGATGACAATCTTGAGATTGGATGCGCCATCAATTTTGGCCGCTTCAATAATCGGGTAAGGCACTTCAGAAAGGACTTCTTCAATAAGCCTTGCTTCAAAAGGAATGGCACATATCGTTAACGGAACAATCATCGAAGTAGTTCCAATCGCTGTCCCTAACATCCATCTAGTAAAAGGGAAGAGAAAAACCACCAATAAGATAAATGGTATGCTTCTTCCAACATCGATTAGCCGATTGAAGATGAAATTAGCAACTTTGTTTGGAATCAATCCTCCTGGCCGTGTTTCAGACACCAGTGTTCCAAGTGGCATGGCTACAAGCCAAGAGATCAATAAAGAGACAAATGACATGTATAAAGTTTCAATTGTTGCATCCAACATCTCATTTGCCTCCTCAATTGAAAAAAGCATCCGGAGATGCCTTTCTAGCCTATTTTTTCAGCCTGTCATTAAAGAGATCGATTCGAGCCGGTATCACTTTAGCGGTATTGCACTCATCGCATACTCGCCCTTTGCAGCAGGGATACCCGTTATGGCCATACCCCTTAATGGGCTTTTTACATAATTCGCATTTCATTTTTTGCTATTTTAATCCTCTCCATAAGGTTCTAAGGTTTGCTGGGGTGTTTTCGTAGTCGACTTCGTCCATGGCTATTGGCTCATAGGTTTTAAAGGAGTCGATGCACTCCTTGATCGCAGAGATCCATTTCGCCTCGTACCCGTTTGTGACGTCTTTGGTTTGGTCAGTAACCCCTGCTTCGAGGTACCTCTCTAGTAAGGTTTCTAGGCCTTTCTTTGTGGCTATGTATTTGCTCATATTTGACGCTCCTTTCGTCATGGACATACTCGCTCTATATCAAAGATATAGCAACTTTAATTGACTATGATTTTAGAGCTTTCCCCACCACCAATCAGGGCCATGAAAGGATAAGGTCCCTGACTGATGTGAAAGGAGATGAATACATGAGATTCACACGCGCATATGAGTTTGACTTTTTTGACTTATCCTAAAAAGGATTCACCAGCAAAGTCAATAATTTCAGATAGGGGAATTTGCTTCCCCTCCCTGATCAGATAGCAATTTTCAATGCTGTCCTTTTGTTTCAAATAACGTTTAACTATGACATCGACATACTTTTCATCGAGTTCCATCAAATAAGCGATTCTTTTAATTTGTTCACAAGCAATGAGAGTAGTACCACTACCGCCGAATAAGTCCAAGACCAGCTCGCCCACACGGCTGCTATTTTGAATCAGCTTAGTAACAAGTGGAATTGGTTTCATTGTCGGATGTAGATCCGAAGCCTGTGGCCTATCGTATTCAAGAATGGTTGTTTGGGTTCGATCATCAACGAAATGATGGGCAGCACCCTCTCGCCATCCGAATAAGATTGGTTCGTGCATGTAATGATATGGGCATCTGCCTAAAACAAAGTTGTTCTTTTTCCAAATCAAACACTCGGATAATTTAAATCCGGCATCTTTGAAAGCAGAACGGAAGTTTAGACCTTCTGTATCCGCGTGGAATACATAGATTGATCCACCAGGTTTGATGTTGTTGTAGAAATTCACCATCACCTTATTGAGAAACTCTCTAAATGCGCCATCATCCATATTGTCATTAAGGATTGTGCGTTCGTTCATTCCACAATTGTATCCGCCTCTTTCTTTGTACTGTTGACCTTTTGTGCCTATGGCAACATTGTAAGGAGGATCCGTCTCAATAAGATCACAGACCTTCCCATCCATCAAAGTATCGACTTCTTCCTTAATGGTTGAATCGCCGCACATGACACGGTGCTCGCCAAGAACATAGACGTCTCCTCTTTTGGAGTATGGATTTTCAGGAATTTCCTCGTCAACATCAAATTCATCATCTTTGGTTTCGACATTTAAGATTGAGTCGAGGTCATCAAATCCAAACTGAACCAAATCAATATCATCCATTGTTAGGAGTTCTTCTCTTAAGAGATCGAAATTCCAGTCAGATAATTCATTGGTTTTATTATCGACGATTCTAAATTGACGAATTTGCTCATCGGTTAAATCATCAGCTATGATGCATGGAACTTCATCCAGCCCAAGCTTTTTAGCAGCTTTCAATCTGGTATGGCCGGTCACAACGACATTGCTTTTATCGATGACAATCGGAACCTTAAAGCCATATGTTTTTATGGAATTAGCTACGGCATCGACACCTTTATCGTTATTCCTAGGATTTTTTTCATAGGGAATTAATTCGTTAGTCTTCATCATCGTTATTGTTACTGACATTTGGCCATTCCTCCTTATTGGCTTCTAGCTTTTGGCGTGCAAGCTCAAGTTCTTCTCGCTTATCAGAAAATTGTCTTCCGAAGCGTTGGGTTAAAAGATAGATGATGGCGCTTAAGTTAGGTTCGCTTTCTCGTTTTACACGATGAACCTTCTTTTTTGGCTTGCTGCCATCCTGCTTATCTTCAAGCCAGGTATCTTCGTTTACATATGCATTGCCAAAGGCAACTTTGTATAAAGCAGTAAATGCGGCATCTAATACATAGTCATCCGCATCTCTAAACGCTTCTTCAATCTCTGGGTGTTTTTTCTTTAGCCTTGAAAAGTATGCCTCATCCAAGTGGAGGCGTTCACAGATCTGACGCTGGGTATATCCTTTTTTGGATAAATCAGTCAGTAGCTCTCGAACCTTTGGCCATGAATCAATTCCGATAGAAGCTTGCCACTTTTCAAAGGCATCCATTTTTTTCGCCATGGGTGATCCTCCGAATTGTGTAAAAAGAAAAGAACCCATGATTTTGCTCATAGGCTCCTCTTATAGCTTTCGCTGATTATACAATATGTCAAAGTTTGACTGATTACAACGGTTCACAATGGTCCACAGCAGTCCATCATGGTCCAACTTAATTTTTAGCTAATTTGCAAGGCGTTTACAGCTTCCCAATGCCATCGTTTTGCTGTCGATAAGGAAATATAGAGCTTTTCACATACCTCCGCCCATGAGTATTCATTAAGGTATCGCATGATAAGAACCGTTTGATAATCGGATTTAGAAAGTTTCTCTATCGCTTTCATCACTTCTGCTTTAGCAGCTTCATATTTGATTTCCAGTTGCTCTATTTTGTTTTCAACATCAAATATCTTATCGATCCATTTAACAAATGGGGCTTCATAGGTCCTTGTCATCTGAACGACTGGTTTGTCGTAGTTGCCACCAGGAATGGAGTTTGCTAAGACTTCAAATTGCTCCTTCTGTAGTTTGAGTGATTCAATACGTTTTTTGATGCGTATGGGTTTTTCTAAAAATTCTTTATTCGTCATAGCTACCTCCTTTCAGTTTTGCTTTGACTGCATCGATTAGTCGAGATTGTGTGGCGTTTTTCCTTTTCAGCGCTTTTAGCACCGTTTCATCCATCGTGCCTTTTGAAACTATGTGAATGACCACCACTGTTTTTTCTTTTTGCCCCTGGCGATAGATTCTAGCAATGGTTTGCTGATATAGTTCCAAACTCCATGTGAGACCATACCATACGATTGTGTTTCCGCCAGTTTGAAGATTCAGGCCGTGACCAGCTGAGGCGGGATGAACTAAGCCCACTTCTAGCTCCCTAGCGTTCCACTTTCGGATCATTTCGGGTTGATCTAGAATTCCGTATTTGGTGCCAAGTTTATCAAGTCGCTTTTTGATACGTTCTAAGTCATGTTTGAACCAATATGCTACTAGTAGAGGTTTGCCATTTGCTCCCTCAATGATGTCTTCTAAGGCATCTAGCTTTCGCTCATGAACCCCTACGACTTCACCGCCATCGGAATATATAGCACCATTAGCAACTTGCAAGAGTTTCCCTGTAAGAACCGCTGCGTTGGCGGATGTGATTTCTTTATCTTTTATTTCCGCAATCATTTCATCCTGAAGTTCCTCATAGAACGCCTTTTCAGAATCGGATAATTCAACCGCGTGTTCGACATCAACTAGACTTGGCATCTTTAGATGATCGATCGCTTTCATAGAAATTGTGATGTCAGAAATCTTTTTATAGATTCTTTCTTCTGCACCAACTTGTGGTTTATAGGAGAAGACCACCATTCCATTAGTCTTGTCGGGCAGAAAGTATTCGGTGCGGTAGCGAGTGATAAATCTTCCTAATCTCGATCCACAGTCCAGACATTTGAACTCGGCAAATAGGTCCATTAGGCCGTTGGCGGCTGGCGTTCCTGTTAAACCAATAATTCGTTTGACATATGGCCTAACCATCATTAGGGCCTTATGCCTTTTGGATTTAGCGTTCTTGAAACTAGACAACTCATCAATAACCATGACATCGAAGTCGAATTTATTACCGCTTCTTTCAACCAGCCATTCGAGGTTTTCACGGTTGATGATATAGATATCAGCTTTCGCTTTTAATGCTCGCAAGCGTTCTATTTCACTTCCAATCACAATGCTAGATTTTAGAAAATGGAGATGATCCCACTTCACTAGTTCATCTGGCCAGGATATGAGCCCTACTCGAAGGGGTGCGACAACCAGGACTTTATGAATCAAGAAGGAATCAAATAACAAGTCGAGTAACGCCGTTAAAGTAATAACCGTCTTGCCTAAGCCCATATCGACTAGCAGCGCACTAATGGGATGGTTTTTGATATACTCGGTCGCAAATGACTGATATTCATGTGGTTCGTATTGCATCGATAATTCCTCCTATTTGACTCTCGTCATCAAGAACATAAGTTTTAAAGCCAAGCTCCTGAAGTTCTCGAATGCGTTTCAGCTGTATTTTTCTCGGCTTTTCGTTAGGTGCTTTTACTTCGACAAATCCGATTTTGCCAAATGCTATCAATATCAATCGGTCAGGAACACCTACGTAACCCGGACTGACTAATTTCAAGGCTTTGCCACCGGCCTTAGCGACTTCTTTTACCAATCTCTTCTCAATTTGCGATTCTTTTCCCATGAGACCTCTCAAGCAATACTTTTAGTATTGGAGAGGTTGGAGATGTCATTTCTGAACTTTTATATATAGGGATTTTAATTATTATTTTTTCCTTATATGTACAAGTTACGGTAAGACCTCTCCGACCTCTCACTTTTCTATTTTTTACTAAAGTAACTCTTCAAAATCTTCAGCGGCAGAGGAGAGGTCGATTGGCAAAATGGATATTCCTTTGATGTAATAACGATGCTGCTTTTCAATTTTTGCAAAGCCATTTTTCTTCAAAGTTTCATAGAAGGCGGTTGTGCTTCTGGCCGTTTCTCCGCACTGATAACAAAAGTTGCGGTATTTGGTATAGAGCTCACCACTAGGAGATAATGCGTCTTTATCGGTGGCGTCGCATTTCTCACGGAGGAACGTAGCAATCGTATCACTTTGTTCTTTATATCCCTTGATAGCATCAATAACTTCTTCTGGCGGCTCGATGTGAAAGTGGTTATCGATGGCCTTTTTCGCACCTTCGATTAACCAGTAGAGAATGTATTCTCCGGCTTGTTCGACCAGCACTTCTGTATAGTTTTTGATGTCTTCCTTACCTGAAAATTTGTGTTTGAAAGGAATGACAATAATTCTTCTCCAGGTGCCATCATCAATGGTGCTTACCTTTGGTAAGTTGTTTGTGTAGATAACTAATGTGTGACTTGGAATGAAATCAAAAGGATCCTTATATTTCTTGCACGCGTTTATTTTGTCGGTGGAACACATGCGCTTAAGGGTTGATTCATCGAGTCTATCGCCCACTTTGGTTTCAGCGGCAATAACGAGTCGCTTTCCTCTTAACTCGGCTAGGTCCGCTTGTTTATCCCGCTTGATGCCTGTGGTCAATACGTCGCTTGCGATTGATCCGTGATAGTTTCCTATCACATAAGAGATAGAGTTAAAGAATGTCGATTTACCGTTTCCACCGTCTCCATAGGCGATAATGAACGCTTCGACATAGACTTTTCCTATCAACGCAATCCCGCACATTTCCTGAACATATTCGATTAGCTTTTGATTTCCACCAAAGACTTTGTTGAGAAATGCTTCCCAGACCTCTTTCGCTTTTTGGGAAGGTGACACACTGGTTATCTTGGTAATCAAATCTTCTGCTCGATGTTCCCTTAGCCCACTCACGCCTTTTTTAAGGTCATATGTGCCTGCAGGGGTGTTTAATAAGAATGGATCAGCATCAAGCATGCTCGAGTCAATTTCCACCATTGGCCTTACTTCTTTTAGGGAAGCGGTAATTGCGTGACTTGCTCTCCGCTTAATAACATAATCCTTGTATTTTCTAGCATCTTGATATCCGAAATAGGCTTCTTTTTGCTTGTCATCTAAAACTGTGGCAATTTCCGTTTTCTTGCACGATGCCACCGCTTCGAAAACATCAAGTTCTTCGCATTTCTTATAGTTTTCGATAATGAGCCGCTCTGACTCCCGTAATTGGCGTTCAGTTAATTCTTGAGCAATAGCCTGAGCACCTGACTCGCTCTCTTCCCATTTATTCTTCCGATAAACTATGTTTAAAGTGGCAGCACTGTACTTCAGCTCATTAGAGAAATACTTATCAATTAATCGAGCTTGAGCAACATCGCTAAAATCGGTTGGAGCATACGAGTTGGTATCGACATAATCCTCCGGTTTTTTATAGGAAGGATCCGTTAGCACGACCTTACGATAAAAGCGCAAAGCACTCTTCCAGATCGTCTCTAGTTCAGCATCCTCCAAAGGCGGATTGCAGTGGGTTGCCTTTTCATCGAATAGAATTCTTGCTTCATCACCATCGCCATATCGCTTAAGTACCTTTGCGGCATATCTCGACATGGTTGCGTTTCTACTACCTTCTGGAATCTCGCTACTTTCGACCGCATTGTCAAACTCCATCTCATCGAGAAGTTCATTCAATGTCATGTAGCCATCATAAATTTCGGCTCTAGGTAGTTCTGTTCCAAAGAAGAAATGTCCAGCATCCTTTGCCTTTTTATCAATGAATGGAAATAAGGCCCCAAAGCGAGTCATCAACTTATCGAATTCTTCTCTAGAAGATATCTCGCTAGTTGCGATAATTAAATGAAACTTCGGTCGCTTTGGTTTAACGATGATAGTTCCATTGGCTTTAGTAACTTGCTTATCTTTTAGGTGGTTTCTTGAATAATGGATAATAAATGGCACTCCTCGAAGAGCTGCTTTTACATCCTCTTCAGTGAACCATTCGCTCTCTTTTTCACTATGGTCATTATCTATATCCACCAGGATACAGTTCGATTTATTGAAGTTTTCGTTTGAACGATAGTTCCCTTTATAACAAGCACCAACATAGTCCTTGCCAAAAATGGAGCAGTCTATCGGCTTTTTAGTGTCGATATTAGTCTCATTTGGATAGAGAACATTCTTCTCGTCTCCTCGTGAGTTAGATGTATATATAGTTATTTTCATCTACTGATTCCTCCGTCAATCTTTCTTATAGAAATCGCATTCATATCCGTCAGCATTAAGGATTAGTCCCTGGCCCCACTCCGGAACGATGATCATGGCTTTTACCACGCTATCAACCTCAAGATCTAAAGGAGCTTCGATAACCACTTCATCATGAATATGCATAACGATTGGTAAGTTCAGGTTTTTTATTGCGAACACGAGCAAGTCCCGAGCTGTCGCCTGAACGATGTTTTCAACAAACTTGGGACCGTACGATTCAATGCGAACGAACTTTTTATTGTCACCAATACCGTAGTAAGTGATTTGACCTTCTCTTATTTCTGGTTTTACATAGGCGAGTTTTCTTCCGCTCGGCAAATGAATAAACAGCATCTTAGCCCGGTATTCGAATATGAGTTGTCCAAGTTTTACAATTTTGTCTTCGTTGATCGCTTTTTTGATCGCTTTATCAACCTTCCACCAAAACTCCACAATGTTTGGATTGGCATTTCGCCAGGCATTTACCAATAATTGAAGCTCTTCTTCCTTTAGGCCATATTCGATGGCTCCCATAGCTATCAGAGCCCCAACAGAACCTCCATAGCCAAGCGCTAATTCAGCAATCTTACCTTTTGGTCTGAGATCGCCATTAACACCATGCTTTTCAACGGGTACTCCGAACATCTCGCTAGCGGATGCACAATAGATATCTTTGTTATTTCGAAAAGCTTCCATTCGCCAATCTTCGTGGGCATACCAAGCGATCACTCGCGCTTCAATTGCTGAGAAGTCGCTTACGATAAACTTGTGTCCAGGAGCAGGGATAAAGGCCGTTCGAATTAATTGCGATAAGACATCTGTAATGTCTCCATAAAGTAGTTCAAGTGCAGAAAGATTGTTTGTCCTCACTAAACCCCGAGCAGCATCCAAGTCCTCAATGGCATTTCGGGGCAAGTTCTGGAGCTGTATGATTTTGCTTGAGAATCTCCCCGTTCGATTTGCGCCATAGAACTGGAACATCCCTCTTACCCTACCGTCCTTACATCTAGAGCAAATCATCGCTTCATATTTTTTGACGGACGATTTAGAAATTAGCTGCCTTAGCTGTAAAACCTTCTGGACCGTTTCATCTGATGCACCTTTCAATAGTTCCTTGACTTCTTTCTTTCCTAAAGACGGTGCTTCGACATCGTTATCTGTTAGCCATTCTTTTAGCTGAGAGACGGAGTTTGGGTTTTCTAAATTGGTGATATTTTGCAGGGCTTTGATATAATTTTCACGGCAAATCTCATTTATTTTTATTGAGTTATGCACAAGCAAACCATCGACTAGAACCCCGCGATCATTAATAAGTTCGCACATCCAATATTCTTCCCATAGGGAGTCAGACACCGGATGATTTGATAGTCTTTCTTGAATTGACATCTCCGCTTCCACATCTCGCTTGTTATAGAACTTAAAGCATTCCCACTTTTCTTTGTTTTGATAATACAAGTTCCTTAACCTATTACCGTTTTGTTTTGTCGGTTTACAGGGGAAGCAGAAATAACGTATTAAATCCTTACCTTCATCAAGTTTCTTTTTATCGATGTTCAGCACTTCCCCAACTTTCTTTAATGAGAACGGAAGACCCAATATCGCTGCCCAAGTCATGGAACATTTCCACCCTTGCGGACTAAGGTAGGTGTTGTCAGGTAAGTTTAAAAATCTGGATAAACAGATTCTTTCAAATTGAGCATTGAATGCCCATTTAGTGATGTCGGGGTTGTCGAGAGCATTGAGCACTTCTTCTGGTACTTTTTCGCCCATCGCCAAATCCACGACTTTGACAGGGCCATCATCGATTGAATAAGCAAATAGCAATATTTCAAATGCTGGATCTTCGGTGTATTTATATACGCCAGCATTGATAGATGTTTCCGAGTATGTTTCTAGATCGATACTGAGTTTATTGATCATCACCATACCCCCAAAAAGGAGAGCAGCATATCGCCGCTCCCCAAGTTTGCCTTATTAATCAAGGAACCCTTCGTTGTCACCGAAGTCGGTTTCAGCTGTTGCTTTGGAACCTAATGGTTCACCATCGCGAATTTTTTGTAGATGGTTCAAGCCACATGCGATACCTTTATTGCCATTGTTGTTGAAAGCATAGAAGGTAATTGACGCACGGCCATAGATACCACTATAGATTTCACTTGTTTCGATAATTGGATTAAGAGCAGCATCGACAACTTCTGGTTTGTTTGTTGAGTTGGCGTTAACGAAATAGCTATCTTTATATGCCGGATCGTCTGTTCTTTCTAAGTCGCCATCACGAAGTGGATTTTTGATTGCCGTCATCGGTGGGACAGTTTTTCCAGCACCACGAAGCTTGAATTCGCCTTCTTTATAGGCCGCCTCAATAGCGCTTTGGATTTTTTTCACTAAATCGGCATCCGACTTAGGAATAATGAGTGAAACAGAATACTTGGGAACTCCGCCTTCTGTCGTGGCTTTAGGTTCATTTGCGGTTAAGTAGCTGAATCTGACTACTGATGTAATTACCTTACATGGGTTTGTTTTTGACATGATTTTCTATTCCTCCATGAAATCATTTTTTGCCAAGTTGAGTTCCGACCTCGCGTCATTATCTTCAACGAGAGTTGGCTTGCCGGATGGTTTATAGACATATTTGTCTACTAGTTCGATAAATTTTGCTTTACCGAGGCGTTTCGTTAATTCAGCAATGGATAAGAGTTTTTTCTCAAATGGATCGAGTCCAGCTTCTTCCACCACCCTGATGACATCGTCCTCTGATGTGTACTTACGATTAGAGCGTCCTTCAACTAACTTGTAGCCGGGTATTTGTTTTCCTTTTAGGGCTTCAGCTAGAGCATAATCTTTGATGTCATTGGCCCAAGAAACGAGTTCGTCTATCTTGCCGAGAATCTCTGCGATTTCCTCAAGCGACATTAATGCTTTGTCCTTTGCTCGATAGCCTTCAAGTTTGAGCATCTTTTCTGCTCTATATCTGCAGTCATGTCGCGCTTTACAAAATTGGCACCATGGACCGCAGTTGAATTCGCCTTTGCCTTCATAGGCCAGGGCTGTTTTTGGTTTGACTTCGTTGATTGCCCATTCGACAAGTTCATCTTTGTTACAGGACCATTCGGAAATGTTGTTTAGTCTTGGCTGGATAATCGCCATGTTAATTTCAGCGATGTCGTATAGAGACTCAAACATGAGTAAGCTTCCGTACGCATAAATCATTAGCTGTGGGTTATGGTCGCAACTGACTTCGACGCCACGACCGTGCTTGTAGTCAATGACATATATTCCGCCATCATAGACGATTACAACGTCGGATGATCCCATCCCGTCCGGGACGACATCTGAGAAATCCACGAGCACTTCACTGGCGATAAATGGATGTTTACCTTCTGCACTCAACCTTTCATATATTTCAGATATGAGGTTTAGTGCTACATCGGTGCACTCTTCCATTTCTTCGCTGTAGAATTCGAGGTTCGTTGTATCTGCTTCAAAGGGGATTCCGTAGCGTTCTTTTATCTTTTTTTCCAGTAAAAGGTGCGCAGAACTTCCCTCTTTTGCATAAATCGAGCCTTCGTCTTCGTAATTTTCTGTAAGCCTTACGCTAGGTGGACACTCCATTGCTCTTTTGAGCGAGCTGCCACCAATTAAGGAGTGCCCATTAGTCTTTGATGGCATCGCTTAACTCCTGTGCTTTGGCTAATAGTCCAGCATAATCTTTTGGAGCGACTTCGCTTAATTTGCTAACGCCACATCCAACAAGCATCATGCGAACATTGGTTGTATAACCTTTTCTAGATAAGTCGGCTAGAACAGCTCTAACTTCCTCAAGAGTAGGTTGATGCTTTTCTTCAACAGTAGGTTCTACCTTCTTTGGCATTTCTGCTTCCGAATCGCTGGTCTCTAGCTGCGTCTCTGCGACGAGTGCATTAAAAGTTTCAAAGAAGTTATTAATTGCACTCACCAACTTGGGATAAACAATGAGGATCTTATCGTCTTGTTTCGATTTTGCCATTTGCATTTTCTCCTTTCTTAACATCCTCGATAGTGACTTTTTCTACCGAAGCCCCGATTGCAATCACCGTGAGATTGCTTTTAGTGCCGAAGATCTTGTTCATCAACCTTTTTGAGAGGGACATCCTCTTGGCAGCTACCACACCATCTGGGTTAGGTGTTTTTGAGATTTGTACTTTTACTTCCTTCAATTAAGTACCTCGCTTTCTGAAGAGCTCGTCTTCACTACTACACACATTTGGTGTCGTTTTTTGGGGGTAGTTTTGAAAAGAATTTTTGTAATTTTTTTTGAATTGCTTTAAAACACTCGAAAATAGATGAAACATCAACACCTTCGAGTTCAGCGATTTTACATAGGGTGTAGTCTGGGTGCTCTTCTTTAAGCTGATAACGTCTTAGCTGAGTTTCAGTGAGAGATGACAAAAAGGACGAGATTGTGTCCTCGTCTAGTGTTTCATCATCAACATAGGTATCCGTTGCTTTATCAGGAATGTCTTCAATATCAAGTTCCATTCCTTTATAAAAACGGGCTCTATGCCTATCGTGTCTCACGTCTTGCGCGTGTTCTTCTTTTAGCGATTGTTCTAAGAAGACGCACCATTCTTCTTGGGGGTCATATTTGACTCTTTGGGTTGTTCCATCATCAAATTTCCAAGAGAAATAAAGAGGTTTATTAGTTTCTTTGTTGCGCACCAAAAATACGCCTGGATTATCATAGTTTTTCATGTTTTTACCTTGCTTTCCGCGAGATAAACCCATGAAGAAAACAGCTCTAAAAAGAATGCCTGAATTCAACTAGTGATTAATCTCGCTAATTTTGAATTTGCAGACAACCTTATAGGTAGGCTGTTTTGCTTTGTGAGAAGCGTCCTATGTAGACGTCATATCACTTCTCGAACAAAGATTAACATTTAGAATAGACCCTGTAAAAACAGGTCCTGTCCAGTAAAAAAACCAAGATTTTATCAATGTTTTTCAATAAAAAAAGAGGTTGCATAATGTCAACCCCTTAATATTTTGATTTAAAATGGACAAGTGCTGTCCACTATAATTTATCTCTTGTTAATGGTTTTCCAGTCCTCTTAATTAAAAACTCATTTACCTTTTCTGCTGGGTGCTCCCTAAAGAATGTTAAAACTGAGCTCAATGAATCATCAAGTTCGTTCCCCGGTACTAGAGTAATTCCAGCTGAAGCCAAAAGTATCCATGCGATTTTAGGTGGAACATTTAGTCCTCTAATAATTGCAACAACAGTCCTTTTGTCTTTTTCTTTATCGTAATCGGATCTGTACCGACTTATTGTTTTTATACTTACATCGGCATCTTCAGATAAACTCTGTTCATCGATATCGAGAAACTCCATCAAGATAGTAAGAGCTTCACCAAATTGAACACCGGAAATTTTTGAAATAACACTATTAACATTTTTTTCGTGCAACTTATGCTTCTTTTGTCCTTCTTCTGTCATTATCAAGGCAGTGTTTTTTTGAAGAGTCAAATCATACTCTACTAATTTTGATCTATCTCTGCATAGATAGCACATCATGTCTAAATCAAGAGGAAGGGAATCGTTCTTATATCTGACGGCAAATTTTACTGCACATTCATCAATATGCAATCTAGCATAGTCGGTAAGTAGTAAAACACCTTTATTGTTTTTAAACACATATCTCGCATCATTTAAAATCAAGTGATTTTCTACGAAAAGAAAACCGCATGTGTTTAAATACGAGATCAACTCTTGTTTGAGAAGCAATTCTAGAGATAGGTCGTTAACACTAATCGTGAAGGTCTCATTAGCCTTTAAAGAATCTTTATTGAATGCGTATGGTCTGATATATGAACCGTCAACCCAGTTAAGTACTCCAATTGCTTCAATAATGCCGATATCAATTAATCTTTTCCTTGCTGCATAGCGAGTAACTTTAAAGATACTTGATAATTCATCAATAACATATGGTAGTAGGTCAATCACGTTTCCGCCAAACAGACGACCATAATCTTCAATCAGTTGAAATGCCATTTTTTGGAACATTTCTACAGGCATTAAAATATAGGGGGCCAATGCATTGGCTTGCATTTCAATTCTCGCTAGAGTGCTTGTTGTATTGGCGTCTATCCCGCCATGTGTTTTACAACGTATATTCTTTAGACTGCCATCTAAAATTTGAGAAAAAAGAAAGGCCTTATAGTGAAAATAAGAATGGACACATTCATGTACCACTGTCATATTTCTAGATCCAAAAGAATATAGAAAATTTACCTGGTCATCAATTAAAATCGTATTTGCATTTACTTTTATTGAGCGCTTATTGTTGTCTGAATCGAAAATATCCGTATCGGAATCCGCAAAAAAGAATTGGCCCAATATTGAAGAGTCGTCAGTGATTTTAACTGGTACGATGGTAAGTCCCATTCTATTAGCCAATAAATCTACGTCAATTGGCATCGGAGTAGCAAGGGCTTCGGGATAAAACTTTTCAAGGATATCATTTGCATAAGAATCAAAATTACTCTTGTCCATAAACGGAATAAAGTCACCTGTTAATGGACTATCGAGTTTTGTTTTATTACCATCATATTCGGCTATTGAGTTAATTACGAAATCTTTGAACTTTTTCTTAAGGTCGCTCGTGCAAGAAACTTTAAACCAAACTCTGGCTGAACAGTCTTCGTGATCGTGTCTTTTTCCACACACCCCAACGCAATCTAAATCAACCTCAAGAAGAACATCAAAATCAATTACTGAAGGTCCCACTCCATTAATTCGGACAGATTTAAAATTAAGGTAGGCTTCATTCACCTCATTAACGAAATGGAATCCGAAGTCATTGATGTGCTCCAGGACCATTTTTCGATTTGAATTACAGTGTTTTAATATCTTATCATGGATATATAGGCCTATGTCGCTGTTTTCTATATATTCGAGAAAGGTGTTCTTCGTCATTCTGAACTTGTGCCTTTCTTTATGTGAAATTTTATATTGTTCTTTTGGCAGAAATCTGAAACGAAGGAAGCGCACTCATTAAAGAATTCTTTATATCCTTTGTATTCGCTTACTTGTTTGTTATAGTGAAGCCTTCCAAAAACTATGTAATCAACAAAAGAAATGCTGTTTAAAATATCTTTTAAATCTTGATCGCAGATATTAGGGGTTGGATAAGGCTCGATGCTAACCCATGTGTAAAAACCGGCGTCGTGTAGTTTTTTGAGTGCTTTAATTCGTTCCTGGTATGAAGGAGTGAAAGGTTCATATTTCTTCCGAAAATTCTCATCAAGAGAAACTAGGGTAATTCCATACTCGTTTATTTTTTTGGTGTTAAGAAGTTCGTCTGGAAGAATACTTTTTGTGAGTATCACCACCTTAATATTTTCTTTGTTTAATCTATTGATTATTTTTAGACTAAGGTCCCCAACCTCTGGGTAGTCGACCATAAAAGGATCTGTTGTAAATGAAAGTTGAACCGATTTGATTTGCTTTTTGTATCTAGGAAGTTCTTTTTCCAATAACTCCATAGCGTTCGATACAATCTTCGGTTCAATCCATTCTTTATAGGATTTAACATTACCGAACCTCCTCGCCATATTAAAAGCATAGCAAGGGTATGTACATCCGTGCGCGCATCCTTTCACATGATTAATTGTAAAATCACCATATTCAACTTCTGTTCTATATAGAAGAGTTTTCTTTGTTGTTGAGTTCATAATCAATTATCCTTTTGTAGTACTATATACTTGTCCTCTGTATAATTTGCAGCTTTGACATAACCGACTTTTCTTATTTTTTTAGCATCAATAAGCGGTCTGATAACGTTTCTAATAATGTGTCCTTTTTTCATAAAAGTGTTTTGTAAACAAATTACTTCAATATTTTCGAATGAAAGTTCTTTTCCAATTTCGCTAAGAATAGCAGGCGACACCTTCTCAAGCTCTGCGACAAAGGCTTCTTCTTCTGGAGTGCGATTAAACAAATTCAGCTCATTTGCATCTGACTCTTTTTGAGAAACGCAATATTCGTTAGTTGGTCCTAAGGCTTTCCAGGTTGCTTCTTTAACCTTTCTTAAACCCTCAATGTTTGGAGTAAGATAGATCAAATAATACAAGGTTACGTTCATCTCGTTTTTCATCTTAACATAATAGCGGAATTTCATGTGAGTTCCGTCTATTAGTTTGTTTGCTAAACAATCTCTTAGTTGCTCTGCTCTAACATAGGAATCATTTTCATCGAAACAACAAAAATTATGTATTAACTCTCCGATTTCTTCCCTATATTTTGTACATTTTGGATTATTAACGTTCCTAGTATAATCGTTGCAAAAAAAGTTAATAATCAGCTCACAGTATATGGACTTAATGAAATCTTTAATTGCGACAGCCTGATTATATTTGATTAAATTGTATGGATCGACATACAGTAGAACACTTTTATTAGTTCCATATACAAATTGAAAATGGTACTCACTCTTAATAGTGGTTATAAAATCACAGGCTTCTTTGCAGTAAACTTTTAGATGAACATTAGAAATGTTTTCTTCTTTGAATTTATCTATGTATATATTAAAAATTTCCTGCATGGTGGATACTTTTTGTGCATCGTAATCGTTTGAAATTAAGAAAAAATTTATATCAGGATGATAAAGAGAAAATTTAACAAATGTGTTTAAAACCTCAATGCTGGTTGAGAGATCACCGCTTTCATAAATTCCCGCATTGCTCATTGCATCAATAAAAAATATATATTTAGAAACGTGACTCACAACATAAAGCCAATGCTCCACATATTTTCTTATATACTCAATTTTTTTAACAGTATGGGTTTTGATGAATTCGCCGTACGAAAACTCAGCCTTCCTGTTTTCAAGAAGTTCTTTGATTTCGTTAAAAGAATAACCTTCAAATCCCATAAATTACCTACACGATTACCCGCAAATAGCAGTAAATAGGCTTTAGTCTTTTATATTGTTAAGACCAAATTATTCACCTATTCCAAAGAATCTCTCAAAGAATGTAATAATCTTGATCATGACTCTTTGTTTTTTTTCTGCTCTATTGCTACCACCAAATCTTGAGATGGGTGGCATAATCTTATCGAGGTCGGTTCCGTTAGTTTTAACATAGCCATCTTTAAGGCAATTTGAAATGAATTCTCTTGTTGCGGAATCTTTGAGGCCTTCGCCTTCAACAAGTTCTTTAATCTCTTTTTCTTTTTCTTCAGCGATATACGCATGCCAATTCGCCATGACATCATCAACTTCATTAATTCCAGACAAGAAGTTTTGAATAAGCTCGCGTTTGCTTCTTAATTCAGGAGATGCATCCATTGCCTTTTGAATCGCGACGATAATCTCACGATCCTTACAGTGGGTATCATGGTATTTTTTAACAAGCATTAAGATGTAATCGATATTTACTTCGATTTGCTTAATGAGTTCGATCTCAAAAACGATGTCGTCATTGATGTTTCTAAGCTCTCCCTGAGCAGAGGATGGTCTTAAATCAAGATATCTAGAAACGTAATCTTGTAAATCAATGTCGGAGATAAGCTCTTTTCCAACAAAGTCATCGAAGGATGCTAGTAGGTTCTTTAATCTTAAGATGACACCGAAGAGTTTCAGGAAGTTCCTTTGATTTTCTTCGCCTTCAATTCGTGGATCAGAGAGGGGATATTTTTCTAATAGTTCTTCGACGAGCTCCACATAACCTTTATGGTACTTACCTTCGTTATCGGTGTACCCGTTGTAGTAATCATTAAAGCCTCTTAGTAAGACTATGCCTGTCGCATCTCTATCGCCAAATAAGGATATCGATTCATCAACTTTCTTTTGAAGAGGTCTAAAACAGATAATATTTCCGAAAGTTTTGATTGAGTTAAGGATCCGGTTTGTTCTTGAGAAAGCCTGCATTAAACCATGCATCTTAAGGTTCTTATCAACCCAAAGAGTATTTAAAGTCGTGGCATCAAAGCCAGTAAGGAACATGTTCACGACGATAAGCAAATCAATCTCTTTATTCTTCATTCTTAAAGAGAGGTCGCGATAATAGTTCTGGAATCCTTCCCCTTCAGTTGAAAAGTTTGTACGGAACATTTCGTTGTAATCTTTGATTGAAGCTTCAAGAAAATCACGTGAGGACTGATCGAGTCTAGAAGTATCTTCTGGGTTTTCTTCATCGATAATGCCATCGATCTCGTCTTCGTTCGCCCCATACGAATAAATGATGGCAACCTTGAGTTTCTTGGCATCTGGAAGTTCTTTGATCTGTTTCTTGAATTCAGCATAGTAGAGTTTAGCAGAGGATATGGAAGCTGTCGCAAAAATAGAGTTAAAGCCACTTAGCCTAATCTTTTCTCTTTGCTCTTCTTTTCCTTTAATTACATCGCGCACATTCGATATTACACTGAAGACATAAGTCTTTTCATTGCGATAGGTCTTTTGGTTGAAGTGGTCGAGTATGTATTTAGTGACTAGTGAGATTCTTTGAGGAGCATTGAACGCTGCTTCTCTATCGATGTCTTTGACCTTTTCATCTTCAATGGTGTCATCTTGATCCATGGTCTTGATGTAATCGACTCTGAACGGTAGAACATTATGATCGTTAATCGCATCTATGACTGTATAGACATGAAGTTGGTCTCCAAACGCTTGAGCGGTTGTTTTTAAATGGGGATTTCCTCCTGTAGAGGAGTTCACGCCAAAGATGGGCGTTCCCGTAAAGCCAAAGATGTAGTAATTTTTAAAGTTTTTGATAATGGCAGTATGCATGTCGCCAAATTGGCTACGATGACATTCATCAAAGATGAGCACAACTTTTTTATCAAAGATTGGATGTTTATTATTTTTATCGATGAATATAGATAACTTTTGAATAGTTGTAATGATAATTGTACTATTTGGATCTTCTAGTTGTCTCTTTAAAACAGCTGTCGATGTATTGGAGTTAGCCGCTCCTTTTTCAAAGCGGTCATATTCTCGCATGGTTTGATAATCAAGGTCTTTTCTATCAACCACGAATAAAACTTTATCAATGTAAGGAAGCTTAGATGTGAGTCGAGCGGCTTTAAATGATGTGAGTGTTTTACCACTACCAGTTGTATGCCACACAAATCCGCCAGCTTTAATGGAACCATACCATTTATAGTTGGTTGCAATTTCAATTTTATTAAGCATTCTTTCGGTTGCAGCAATTTGATATGGTCTCATGACGAGCATTTTTTCTTCAGCTGTAAACACACAGTACTTGGTAAGAATATTTAATAAAGTATGTTTAGAGAAAAATGTTCTAGTGAAATCGATCAGATCAGGAATAATCTTGTTCTTTGCATCAGCCCAGAATGAAGTGAATTCAAAGGTGTTACTCGTTTTATCTGTCTTTTGAGTTTTGTTTTGATCTTTGACATGAGAAAACCTGGTCGTATTAGAATAATACTTTGTGTGGGTTCCATTGGAGATAACAAAGATTTGAACAAATTCAAATAAGCCACTTCCAGACCAAAAACTATCTCTTTGATATCGATTGATTTGGTTAAAGGCTTCTTTGATGGCTACACCACGTCTCTTAAGTTCGACATGAACAAGCGGTAGACCATTCACTAAAATTGTAACGTCATAGCGGTTTTTATAGGTTCCGTCAT